CATTAGCTTGTGGATTGACAACCGGAGTTACGGCTGTAGTGCCTCTTGCTCTAATGTTAATATTTTGTCCAGCTTCTATGTTAACATCTTGATCGGCTCTAAAATTCAAACTGCCTTGGCTGCGAATACTAATATCACCATATCCATAAACATCTATACGACCACCGGCGTCCATACTTAACCAGTTTTTACCGTCAACTGAATTCATGTATATGCAACCTGTGGTATCATTTATCATGATTTGAGCACCACTTGGTGTTCTAAGTCTAATATATGTGTTAGTTGGATTATCGTCGTATACCAGCTGACTGCCGCCGGGTGTTAACCAACCATACACACTTAATGGTGGATCAAATCGGCGGGCACCGCTTGTAGAAACACCTCTTATTGTATCTTGATCAAGTCCTTGTATTTTCAGCTGATCTGCAAGAGGATAATATAATGGTCTGTCTGGAGTTTTGAGACTCGATTGTGTAATTTTTTTATTGTACTCTGCCACAGGAAGAGTAGCTTGGTTATTATTGCCTGGTAATCCAGGTACCATTTGATTCATATTTTGTTGATACAAACATCCAAACCAAATGCCTCTACCAGGGTCGCCATTTATAAATGCACAAACAACCTCATTGTTAATATCTGGCGGCACAAACCACATACCATAACTTTTTTGAGTACTAGGAAAACTATTATCGTTTTTGTTATCCAGTACATTTGTAGCACCGGCAAACGGGGAACAGTAGCTCATTATGTACCAGCCATTTGAATCATTTGGATCTCCGCTGAGCTCAGGAATCCAAACTTTTAGTCGGCCCATAGTATTAGCATCTTCTACGTACTTTACGAAACCTACGTAAATTTTATCCTGTAATGTAGCTCTACCGATTGGTTGTTGCGAATATTCTTTTGGCGCATTGATATGCTTTGTTAGTTCTACCATGCAAATATTTATGCGTGTTTAATGGTATAAATTTTATTAATATGCTGACTGACCAGTGACACTTGTAAATGCATTTGCGGCGGTAAGTTTAGCCTGTGCAGCTACAGCCTGTGCATTATTTGGAACATTATTGGATATTTCACTTGGTTGAGGAGCTTGTGTTAAGTTATCTCTAATACCGTGCAAAGTTTGTGTAAACTGTCCATCTTTAAACAAACTTTCAACTTTAATTACAGTATAAAAAGCATTCCAAACAAGTGTTGTGTCGTTTAAGTCCATAAATCCTGTTTGCTCGTTATATGCGGTACCGGTTCTAAGAGTAAAAAGAAAGCCAGTATCACCATTCCACGGCCACAAAGCATCTGTAGTATTGGGAGTTGGACTATTGCCATCGCCGCATTTGAAATCTTCATCTATGTTGCCTAACCCTAACCAAAAAGGATCACCTCTAATGCTCAAATCTATGTTTGCATATGAGGTCTGTGTAGCTTCGTATAATATACTTGCTACCAAACTGCGATTTGGCGGCAAGTTTGCAGGATTTTCGCTCGACGTTGCATTTTCAGATTGTCCGCTACCGCCAAGCGCTGCATTTTGTTGTGTTGGCATGGGATTAACTCTAGTGCTAATTGGAACTGGGCTTGCGGGGGACAGTGTATTAGCTATATCTTCTAAATATTTGGTTTCGCGCAATAATGTTACCGCGGTATTAGCTAAATTTAAAGATTGATTTGTAACATTATTACTGGCTTGTGTAGCTGTATTTTCCGCAGCTTTAGCTTGAGCTTCAGCTTGAGCTGTAGATTGTCCAGCGATTGTTTGATTAGCAGATAGTTGATCAAAATTGGTTCCTGGATATCTGCTTGTTAATTGATTGCGTTGTTGATTGTAATCTTGTATTTGCTGGTTATAATACTGTCTTTGCGTAGGATCACTTGTTGTAGATAACTGCTGCTGTGCATTTTGCAAATTACCTTTTAAAGTATTGTATTTAAGTAACTCTTCCGTTGATACACCTTTTGCATTAAATTGTGGCCCTGACGTAAAATTGTCATACAAGTTATGACCAAGATTATTGGCTATTCCAATTTGTGCAGACATTTTTAGTTTAAGTTCATACTTTAATACATCAAGATTTTGCCCAGTGTACGTCCAAAAATATCTTTTTGCGAAACGTAATGAGTTAGCAAGGCTTTGTTTTCTAGGAATTTGTTGTGTAGGTTGGCGTGTCATTTCCGCAGTTTTTTGATCAATTAGTAATCTATTTGTTGCAAACGGAAAAAAATTATAAGTCACCTGTCTCACATAATCTTTAGTTTGCGGATCTATTGGCGTTAGTAATTTAGTAACTGGTTTGATTACAATACGATTAGCCATGCCGTTTATTCTTATATTAGCTGCTGCGGTAGCTGATGTACTGGCACTGGTTGGTTCACCTGCTGTAAAATTTTGACCATCTGTTGTCATGCTCATGACAAAGTTTAAAATAGACACTAAGTCCATACCTCTTGCAATACTAATAGTTGGTTTTTGTAAATTACCACCTATAATATCAATGTTGCTATTACGCTGGTTATCGGTTGGTGCTTGACTAAATTGCCAAGTTTTCATCCAATTAGGTGTGTTGATTTTGTATATAATTCTTGCTTTACCACCGTAAAGAGCGGCGTTTTGAGCGGTCCATACGTCGGCTAATTTAGTAAAAAATTCTCCAACAGTTGCAACTGGACCTATATTAGCTGCGTTTGACATTATACCAACACTATCTGCCAACGGAAACATATTTTGTGGTAAAAGAGTAATGTGATAGGTAGTACCAGACTCTGTTGTATCAATATCTATTTCAATAACTTGGACCATGTAAAGTTTATACTGTTTACTATGCAGATCAGTTGTCGCAACGGTCCCGTCTTCGTTATATCCTGTAAACCATATTTCAATAAAATAAGATGTGGTTGTAAAATAATTTCCTATACCAAGTGATTGTGCTGTATTGAATAAATTATCCACAAGCGTACAGCCGTAAGGCTCTACAACTGTCATTTCCATTTTCAAATCATTTGTAGCAGTAGATGGATTCCCTGGCAGCAGGTTTGTAAATTTAAATTCTGTGATATTGTATAATGCTGTTGCTCCGCTTTCGGCAATAATAATTTTTCCATTGTTAGCATATGCGCTACTGCCTGCCGATTGAACCAACGCTGCATTTTTATCTCCTGTAAGACTCCAGCGTATGTGATATGTATAGTTGGCATAATTCCATAAAACATTTGGGGCAAACGTAAATTTTGCATTGTTAACACCTGGAGCATTTAGATAACTGTTTAACAATCCAACTGTGCTAGCACCACTGTCGCTTGCGAGTAGACTAGATACTTGACCACCAAGCGACTGTGATTGACTGGTATTTGTTTGCGGTTTGGATGTTCCAGCAGCTTGATCAGGTTGTGGATTAGGAGTAGGCCCTTGTTGTGCTTGGGATGCTGGTGACGATAACCCTAAGTAGTTTAAAATTCCCATAATTAATATCCACCTGATGGTAAGTTAGTTTTAACAGGCAAATAGATATTCAGCCCTGTAACTAAATCATAAATTGGATCTTGAATCACATCAGGGTTTCGTATTGCAAATACCCACCAATATCCAGTAGTTCCGTAAATATCATAACTCAGTAGATCTGGTCTATGCTGATATCCGGCAGTTACTGTAAAAAGTGTATCATTTTGATCTGGTGTAATAACAGGCGTATTCCAGAAATCCAAATATGGAAGATAGTTGTTTATTTGTGGTGTTGTGTAATAGGGACTTGTCCCTTTGTAAAATGCCTGTGTCATATCCAAGTTCCGTTAATCAAAAGTTGACCAGTTCTAAATTGATCTAGATTAAAAGCACGCAGCCTCTGAGGAGTATTCTGTACAGTTAGTTGCACGCTGATAGTAAACACAGCCGGTAACCATGCAAAACCTTGAGAATAAGTAGCAGCCGGTGTAGGTTTTATCAAATTGTTAAATGCTGTAGCAGCTAAACCGGGATCATATGCCGACGCAGAGTTTTGTGTAAAACTAAAACTCTGTTGCCCTGTTTCGTATTCTGTATTCACGGAATAAGCAGTTTGTACCGGTACATAGTCTACATCTTTTGGTAATGTAACACTAAATTGGGTTACAATTACTGGTAGGGCATTAAACATAAACTGGCCATATGCGTCAAAAAGCAAGACCGGCGGCGGAGTTCCAGATAAGTCACCTACTCCTCCTGTTCCACCAAAATACATTTTAGTTACGGTGCGCAAAAAATGGATGCAGGCAAGAGAGTACAAACCTTCTTTTTGATTTTGTACAGTAAAATCACCTTCTACAGTCAGTTTAAGAGCAGGAGTTTTGCTGTACGAATAAAAATCTTGATTTGCGTGTACAATTTCCATCTGGGTATAAGTTACATCCTGACTCCATGTGATAGCAGGCTGGTATGGAAAAAGCATACCGTTTGTGCTTGACAGTGGCGTCATTAATCCGGACGCTCCGTATATTTGTGATGATGCATTTGGTTTAGGTCTTAATCTTACACGTCTACCGGCTGCATCGTTTAAATTTTGTGGTGCCTGCGGAACTAACGGTACCCCGTTTGCGTTTGCAGTTGTTATATAACCTTGAAAATTGCCGGATACGGCTGCACCAGCGACATTATTTGGAACTCCTATTATACTTCCTTGCGTTCCTAATTGCTGAGCAGCGTTTGAAAGTCCGGTTGATGCAGCATTACCGGGCAGTGCAGTTGGAATACCGCCCGGTGGTATAATTGGATCAGCTGTGGTTGACCCTACTGAAGCCGGCAACGGAGTATTTGTGAATTGTTGAGGTGGGGCAAGTTGCAGGGAATTTGTTGCTGTTGTACCAGTTACTACACTTTGTTGAGCAGCCGGTTGTGCTATAGATTTTGCATAATCTATTAATTGTTGAGCAGCAGCTGGAGAAATAGTATCTCCTTTAGATGCAAAATAATCAACAACTGCTTGTAGTGTAATACCAGGGTTGTTAAGTTCTTCAATGCTAAATGTTGGTGCATTTCCAGCAGGCGTTGTTAAAGTATCGCTCATTGCAATCTCAAATATAAGGTTCACTTATATTTATAGTCGCTTTTAACCCCTTGAAGAACAAAGTATAGTTTTTGACATTTTGGGCTAAATTAATTAAAATGATATGTTTAATTGCATTTATAAAGGAAGCTAATGGCTGTAACCGTTCAACCAAAAATAAAATATCTTACCAACAAAGATTTACTAGAGGAAATACACTTAAGCAAGTTAACTTACTGTTCTTGCATAGATCCTGCATACAACCGTTATGATTTTATTGTTCAAAATGTAGCAGATATAACTGCAAAACGTGTTGAAGAGGCTAGGAAAAAGAAATTACATGATCTAATTGTAGCTGAAAAAAAACAACAAACAACAAAAAACTCTAAAGATTTTGAATCAAAGTTAACATTAAATAATATTCCAACCGAAAGCATTGTAGCAAGAGTAATGACTATGGAACATATTCCGGTGGATCCAGAAAAGGTCAACAAAGCTAAAACTGAGAATGAAAAACGTATAAGATGCAATTTCCCTCCTTTTCAACATTATATACTTAAAGATGATCAACCAGTGTGTGTTTTAAAAAGTCATTGGGTCGGAGGCATAGAAAATGGTTACTTTTCTAAAGATCACGGTAAAATGACAAATAATCTTGCCTTGATGTTTATGAAACTTGTGGACAGATACGGACACAGAGGCAATTGGCGAGGTTATACATATTTGGAAGAAATGAAAAGTCAAGCACTATTGCAATTATCACAAGTTGGTTTGCAGTTTGATGAAAGCAGAAGCGAAAGTCCAAATCCCTTTGCATACTACACTCAGACCATAACAAACAGCTTTATGCGAATTCTCAACATAGAAAAGAAAAATCAAACAATACGCGATGATATTCTTATAATGCACGGAGTATCACCTAGCTACACACGGCAAACTGATGATGCACTGAAACAAAACAAAGACTAGCAATTTATTGTTACCATTTTGTTTCGTATCTAAACTGTTTAAGTATTCACAAAATATTTGAAGGACAGTGATGACGCCTATTCCAGATTTTTCGGAGGTTGTTGTTTTTACCGACATTCATTACGGTATGAAAAATAACAGTCGCGAACATAATGATAACTGTGAGAATTTTATAAAATGGATGATTGAACAAGCAGAAGAAAGAAACATTAAGACATGTATCTTTGGCGGAGATTTCCATCATGTGAGATCATCTATCAATATTTCAACACTAAATTATTCTGTAAGCGGGCTGAAGTTATTAAACGACTATTTTGATCACACAATATTCCTAATTGGTAATCACGACCTGTTTTATAGAGACAAGTATGAAATTCACAGTCTACCATATATTTCTCAGTTTAAAAATATTATTCCAGTTGACTCTATGCAAGAGATTGGAGACGTAGCATTTGTACCATGGCTAGTAAGCGATGATTGGCAGCGTGTACCAACTTTAAAAGCACCATATATGTTTGGACACTTTGAACTGCCTAAATTTAAAATGAATGCAATGGTTGAAATGCCAGATCATGGGTTGTTAAATGCAACACATTTTGTACATCAAAAACAGGTATTTTCTGGACATTTCCACAAGCGTCAAAATAGTGGCAAAATCTGGTACATAGGCAACGCATTTCCACATAATTATTCTGATGCATGGGATGATGAAAGAGGAATTATGTTTTGGAAACCAGGCGAAACACCTGTATTCAAATCATGGCCGCAAGCTCCAAAATATAGAACATTATCTCTAAGTCAAGTGGTTGCTAACCCTACTTCGTACATAGATGACAAAACATTTGCCAAAATTACCATAGATTTAGATGCATCCTATGAAGATATTAACTTTATTCGAGAATTACTTGAAATTGAATTAAATGCTAGAGAAATACAATTAATTACATCTAAAATAGATGATCAAGATCAATTAGATGAAGCCGACATTGATTTTGAAAGTGTTGACACAATAGTAATAAGTCATTTGCAAAGTATTGATTCACAAAGTATTGACAAAAACGAACTTATACGCATATACCAGGAGATCTAATACATGCTAACAATTAAACACGTTACCATGCGGAATTTCTTGAGCTGTGGTAATGTTTCACAAACAGTTGAGCTGAATAAAAATGGGTTAACATTGGTACTTGGCGAAAATTTAGATTTAGGCGGAAACGGATCACGTAACGGAGTAGGCAAAAGTACTATACTACAAGCTATTTCATACGGACTCTATGGTCAAAGCCTAACAAACATAAAAATCAACAATTTGATTAACAATATTAACCAAAAAAATATGATGGTGTCCATTGAATTTTCAAAAGATGGACATCAATATCGCATAGAGAGGGGCAGAAAACCAAATTTCTTCCGATACATAGTTGACAATAAAAATGTTGACGAAAGTACAGATGAAGCACAGGGAGAGAATAGAGAAACCCAAAAAGAAATTGATAGTTTGCTTGGCATGAGTTACGGACTCTTCAAGCATATTGTTGCACTTAACACATATACAGAACCATTTTTAGACATGGGTGCTGCTAAACAGCGAGAAATAATAGAAGAACTATTAGGTATCACACAACTTAGCCAAAAAGCAGAGAATCTAAAAGAACTTATACGCACTACTAAAACCAACATTGAGCAAGAAGAATTTAGAATTCGAACAATTAAACAAAGCAATGAGCGTATTCGTGGGCACATTGAGGATTTAATACGTAAATCTCAAGCATGGGACGATAAACAACAAACACTGATAAACGAAATTGTGTTATCTATAAGTGAACTTGAAAAACTAGATATTGATGCTGAATTGCAGTCACACAGAGACAAAGAGCTTTATTCGCAATTGAGTCAATCAAAAGTCACATTATTACGTGATCTTACCACTAAAACTAGGCATTTTCAGCAGCATTCGGCTAGGTTGCAAACTGCACTTGCAAATTATGATAGAGCTGTGAATCACGAATGCCCTACTTGTGGACAAGAGATACATGATTCTGAACACGAAAACATACGTAAAACACTTGAGCTAGAAATTATAGAATTAGATTCGCAGGTAAACACTGAACAGCAAGAACTTGATATTTGTAAAACTCAACTAGCTGAAATTGAAGATGTACTATCCACTACAACAAAGCCTGCGACTATGTACAAAAATATAGAAGAGGCATTAAATCACAGAAGCACACTTGATGCTCTTTATAAGGAATTAGCTAAAGAGCAGGCTGCTGTTAATCCGTATAGTGATCAAAATATCAGTTTGCAAGACACGATGCAAGAAGTTACATATGACGAATTAAACAAACTGGTAAGATCTAGAGATCATCAAGAATTTTTACTTAAATTGTTAACAAGTAAAGAAAGCTTCATTCGTAAACGTATTATAGACCAAAATTTATCGTACCTAAATTTAAGATTAAATGAATATCTAGACAAGCTTGGATTACCGCACAAAGTTAAATTTATAAATGATTTGAGCGTAGAAATAAGTTTGCTAGGGCAAGACTTAGATTTTGGCAATTTCTCGCGAGGAGAAAGAACTAGGCTAATATTGGCATTAAGCTGGGCATTTAGAGATATATTTGAAAATACGTCTCATGCTATTAATCTTGTATTTGTAGACGAACTACTAGATAACGGTATGGATGCACAAGGGCTTGAAGGATCAGTAGGCATATTGAAGAAAATGGAAAGAGAACGGGCAAAAAATATTTTTGTCATTAGTCATCGCGAAGAACTGATAACAAGAGTTTCTGCTGTCTTAACGGTACTCAAAGAAAATTCCTTTTCGTCATTTTCGTGGGATTATGTGCCTGCTGTTTGAACCATTGACAATATAGTTTCTTTGTTTTCGGTGAAAAACTGTTCAAAATCGGTTACTATATTACTGTGATATTTTACATGATTCCCTAAGGAAAACTTTGGATAATGCTCGTAGTCAAATACGACAAAACTACCTTTATGATTAATTCTAAAAACTACTACCCAAAAATCGCCGTAGTCTGCACTTGCTTTGGCTTGTGCAATCCATTTATCTAACAGTGGTATATCAGCATTTTTCATGAGATTATGAAATGGAAAATCGCTGTAGAATTTTGATTCGATTACCAATTTCCGCATGTGCGAAGGAGGTATTAAATCTGCTTTAAAACTTGCTATCTGCCCTTCATCTAGAGATGCTTTTCTAAAATTATTTGAGCCTCCTAAAAATGCACCGGAATTAGGGACCCTTATAAATTTTGCATCATATAATTTGGTGAGAAAATCTGCAATTTTACGTTCGCCTGTGTTGCCTTTAGCCTTACCTTTAGTAGCCATTATATCTCCAATAAGTTCAATGTTATCTATTTAAGCTATTTGATGTAGGTTGTTGACTTTTTTTCTACATAAATTAAACTAACTATATGAAAAAAGGAAATACAAAGCGCAGCACTTCATCTGTTACGCCAACTATGCGTAATCGCGCGTCATACATGAAGAATTTTGAAATTGAGCTTCCAGCTCAACTTTCAAATGATTTGTCGTATTTTGTACGACAGGAACTTGAATATTTCAATGCTTTGATAAAAGGGTTAACACCGCGTTTAAGAGCATATCCTGCTGAGCTTTCGGCTATGAAAGACAACGAACGAAAGCTGTGGAATGAATGTGCAGAAAGAGCTGTTAATCCTAGAAATTTAATTGAATATCCGTTAGAACAATGGCCTCAACATTTGCATTACTTGCATCAATTGGTATATGATAGCACAGGACAGAAACGAATTAGCCCTGCGCATATTTCTATAATTGAAATTGCTGCTGCACCTGCTCGTATACATGCTACTGTTAGGCGTGCTATGGCAAGTGAGGTCTTGCGACATTTAATTGGCCAATGCAATGCGTTTATTCAAGCTTTAAAAATGGAATCACTACATGCACCTATACAAGTGATACAAGAGCAATCAGTTGATACAAAACGTCATTTACAGATTCCGTATAGTTTGGTAAAAATTTCGTATAATGAAGAAGAACATACCAGTTATGTGCAAATTCCTTATTCTAAGATGCCTATCTCGGTTCCTCATTATAATCTGACAAGTCAAATGTTTAGATTATTAATTCTCCGAGCTCCTCATCTATATAGCGAGAATCAAAACAGATGGCAGCTCGATTTTAGAGATGATGCTTCGGCTGGGTATTTGCTTGGAATAACAGATTATGTAGAAAGGCGTAAACGTAGATAATTTACAGCATACTTTTCTTTTTTGGATCCATAGCTTCGTAGTGCCTTTGAATCACTTTGCTCAGAATTTGACGTTGTTCTAAACTGAGCATATGTGCCTCGTTAAAGCCTAAGCCACCTTGCATGTAAAAGGCAAGCATTCCTAATTCTTGTTGAATAGCCTTTCTATTTTTTTCCATTATTTCAAGCATTTTAGCTATCAGCTCGCCATCCCCTGTAGCGAGCGTTTGCCGAAAAAACTTGCTGGATCAAACGACAATGCGTCCTCCCAACTGTGTCCACATGATGTACACTGTGCAGTAAGTGTTTTTGGTATGCCAATTTTATTAATTTTGTCAACCGCTTCCATTACTATTTCAGCTTGTGCCTTACTAATACCTACAAGCCATTCGTTTATATGTTCACGATCAGTTACTGTAACATTTTGTTTTAAAATTACAATTTTTTCAATGCTACGACTAACCAAACTAAAGGTAAGCTTAGACAGACGCTCTATACTTTCTGCCATTAATTTTGCTTTCGTAATATCATCTATAGCATCACCTTGCGCATTGATGTTACGAAAAGTTTTTTCTTCTTCAAATTCACGCTTTAGAAATAGTTGACGCATTTCAAAATCGTAAGGACGTACGTGTATAACAAGTTCGTCACTAAATTGAGTGGTTAAATCGTCTTCGTTTAAAAATGTAGATGAATCTAGCAGATAGCTACAATTAAGTTCGTATGTGTTATCTGCCTCACATTTTGGACATTTACGGTCAATGTCTATTTTTCCACCGTTACTAGCTGACTTAATAGCTAAAAAAAGTGCTTCAACATCTGGCAACAGAAATCTTTTAACGTCTTTTATTCCAGGTGCACAATCCTTAATCACGTTTTCTAATGCTTGTCCATTGAGCATGGCATCCGGCGTGTTCAACATGATGTCGTTCATAGCAGACAGCGGGTAAACTGCTAGTTCGTTATCTGCGGTAGTCTCAACTATTTCACTAGTATACCATTTGCCCTTAGTAGGTAGGCGCAAGTAAACGCTTGGTTGTCTGAAAAACTGTTGTAACGGATTTGACGTCATTTTAACCTCTATAAATAGCTTTACATTTATTTATCTGCATAAAAACTGCGGTTAATGAAACAACGCATGAAGAAATGGTATTATAATGGTTGATAACGTCAAAATTACTGCTATTGACAAACAAGTTGCACTAGATGCAGGCTGGGCCACTGAAGACACATTGAAAAAACTTCTTAATAATGGTATTGTGACCGTTGGCCAACTTAAAGAAATTGGCAAAATTTTAGCGAAAGATGATAAAAACCTTTTAGAAGCAATTGAAAAATCAGCTAATGGACTGCAGACTGTAGATGATACCTTAAAGGCTGGCCAGCAAAGGACTACCAACGGTTTGGCAGATTTAACTGACGAAACTGGAAAAAACAACGCCGAATTAAGAGGTTTAGGTAGAGCATTTAATTTAAGCATTAGAGACCTAGCTAATGCAACTTCGGCTGAAGGAATATTTAGAGGACTGGCAGCTAGTACGCAACACTTACAGGACTATTTTGATGGATTTGGAAAATTATCAAAGCCTTTGCAATTTGCCATTAAATCATTTGGACTAACTGCAGGAGCAGCGGCAGTTTTATACGAAAAAATAATTAAAGTAACCAAATCAACTGAGGAACTGTACGCGTCTGGAATGATCTTCCAAGGCGGTATGCGAGGATTAACTGACGCTGCTAGCGCTGCTGGTGTAAGCGTGGAAACGTTTGCTAAAATGCTGTCAAAATATGGTGCTGTTGGTGCTACATTAGGTGTAGATACGTTGGCCAAAGTTAATGGTATGTTTTTAGAACAGACACATTTAGGTGCAGACCTAATGATGACACAACAAGAAGCAAGTGAGGCATTTTTTGATAGCTTGGAAACCTTGCGCAGTTCCGGCAGGCTTGCTAGCATGAGCGAAGATCAACTCGTACGTACTGGAAAAAATCTTGTACAGTCATTTAATGACCTATCCGTAGAAACAGGAAGAAACCGCGCGGAGATTGCGAAAACTACAACTGAAATTATGAAAATGCCAGACGTTAATGTGTTGCAACGTATGTTTCCGCCAGACCAACAAGAAAAATTTGCCAAAACAATGGCAGGTTTGTCTGCTGAGTTTGGCGAGGGCAGTAACGAGATGGCTAGTATGGTAGCACAAGTTGGTCTAGCTGGCGGAAGTTTAGGCACACTTCCGGGAGAAATGGCATCCATAGTAAATCTGGTACCAGGTTTGCAACAGGCTATGATATCAGCCAGTCGAGGCGACCCTGAAGGCGCTAAAAAAATGCGTGACGCTATTGGTGCTATGGATCCTGCTAAAGTACGAAATCTTATGGTATCATTTCCTGAAGCTGGAAAAGTAATAAATTCTTGGCAGCAGCAAACTCAACAAGCTATTGATGCAGAGCGTAGAAGAAGCAAAATGTCTGCCGAAGATCTAGAAAAGGAAAGACAAGCTAAAGCTGAAGCAGCAAGGGCACTAGAGGTGCAAAACAGA